CCCCAATTAGGACCTGATTCGTAATCAACTTTATTAGGAATTTTTAACTTAACTGCATTTTCCATAATAGTTTTTATTTTATCAGCTTGTTCCTCTGATTCAACAGATATATCAAGCTCATCATGTATCTGTATATGTGGTGTAATGCCTTCCTTATATAGGTCTAACATAGCTTTTTTAGTCATATCAGCAGCACTACCTTGAATTAATTTGTTTAACGCTTTGTATGTAAAAGCTCTACGACTGTCATTTTCATGCCAGTAATTTTTTTGTTTGTTACCATCTTTGTCTTTTATAAATTCTCCTTCTTCATCTTTTATATAAGGACCCATAGCTTGAAGCTCTAACATTCTTTCATGGTCTTGCGCTGGTACAAATCTACCCCAATCATTTCCTTTTAGTATAGGCTCGTATTTAGGAAATCTACATTTCCTGTTTAAGATAGTTTTAATTTTTCCATTTCTTTGTGCTGCAGTCATAAGTTTATTTGTTAATTGTTTTACAAACGGAACCTTACTGTGATACACACCAAAAAGTTCATCAGCTTTATTTTTAGTTACACCTAACTCTGCCATAAGTTTAGCTTTACCCATGCCATAGAATAAACCTAAATTAATTACCTTTGCTTGTGATCTAGGAATCTTAGCCATCTCTGAAACAAGTTGGTGAAAGTCTGCATTTGGATTATGATCATATGAATCTGCAATTTCATTAACAGAAGCCAGTTTAAATCTTAATGCGTATTCTGTAACAAGCCTTGGTTCCTGTTGCGAGTAGTCAAATGTACCCCACTTACAGCCTTCTTCAGGTATAAATAAACTTCTAATTAATGGACCTGTTTCTGGATCCTTAGCTGGAATCTGTTGTAGATTAGGATTAGAGTAACTAAATCTACCTGTAACTGTACCTCCATCATCAGATCTAATTTGATTTATCTCTGCATGTATTCTACCTTTGTGTTCGTGTCTTAAAATAGTATCAATAAAAGTTGTATTAACCTTGTTAATTTTTCTAGCCTCTGCTATCATCTTAATTGTAGGATGATCATGATTCGAAAGGAAATTTTTAGTAAATGAAGGTGCACCAGTTTTTTCAGTTGTTTCAAAAGATAAATTTAATTTTTCAAAAACTTTTTGTATACTACGTGCGGCCCATATTTGAGTTTCTATTCCTGTGTCTATTTTTATTTGGTGGATTAATCTTTCTTCTTTTGTCGTTAATTCTTTCTTCAGTGTATTTGCTCTTTGAGCGTCCACTCTCACCCCAAGATGTCTCATATCAACCAGGCAAGGAAAAAGATCCGTTTCAAGATTAAATATATCTTGGCAGTCTTCTTCTATTAATAATTTTTTACAGTGTTGCCAAAGTTTAAAAGTTAACTCAGCATCTTTTTCAGCATATGCTCCTACTTCACTTGCAGGTAGTTTCCACATGTCTGCTTTTGGATCTAGTCCTCTTGACTTAGCTGCTTCGTTCAAAGCTTTTTCATTTTTACCTTCATTAAGATAAAACCAAGACAAAGCATTTAACGTGTATGCAAATCTATTCTCATCTAAAACAGAGCATGCAATCATCGTATCTACGATTAAACCATTGATTTTTATACCTAAATTACGTATCCAACATACGTCGTACATTGCGTTATGAAATATTTTTGTAGCTGGACATGCACAAATATCTCTAAACCATTCTAAAGTTTTTTCTCTTGGCATGTTGGGAGCTTCACCATGAGCTATAGGAAAATACCATTTGTCATTGTATGTTGCAACTGCAATACCTACTACTTCACCATTACCTGTCACAGCACCAGATCCTTTTGATTTTAAATCAGGATCTCTTGTCTCTAAGTCAATTGCTATCTCATCATAATCTCTTAGATCAGGATACTCAGTGGGCATAACCCATTCGGTTTGTGTTAGATACTTAGGTACTTTCATTTTGCTCTTTCTTATTATAATATAAAACCATTCGTTTATTACCCTCGTATTCTTCTAATCGTTTTTTCATCATTTGATTTTCATCATACAGTTCTCTATATCTTTCAGTTAACCTTTTAATTCTTGGTTCATATAGCTCCCTATAATGTAAACTCCAATTTTTTGCTATACTCATTTGTCATCTTTTAATTTTAATATTTCTAAATCACAGTAATGTTTTATTTTCTCAAGGTCTTGTATCCCTGCTTTGTTTTTATATCTACAAACGTATTTAATTACGTTGCCTTGAAAGAACGAGAGATCATTCTTTGATATAAATTCATAAGGTTGAATTTTAAATTTTTTATAATGAGATCCCCCTATTTGTTTATCTTGTGGAAATGAATCTTCGAATATATCTTTATTTGTCATAGTTGATATTCCTTTAATATTTTTTTTGCTTTCAGTTTATATAAATTATTTCTTGCTCTCGTGATACCCACGTACCACACTCTATGCTCTTCATCTTGTTTGTCAACACTTAGACGAATACCTTTTTGTACTTTAGATCCTTGGTGTAAAGATAATATTACATTGTCTTCTTCACCACCTTTTGCTGCATGAATTGTAGATAACCACACCCTTGCATTTTGGGAAAGTATTTCACCTCCAGAAATTATATTTCGAATATAAAGTATTTCTTTCTGATCACCAACGAAGATATCATACCAATTTTTTTCAGGATTCCAATCGCCACTGGGAATAAAATCTACTACGTCATTGATTTCTTTTTCTTCTAACTTACCTTCACGTATCCATTTAGTGTAAGTCATCGCTGCATTATACATTCCAACATTAAAACTTTTACCTTTGTTAGTTTGATAATAAATATTTTTAGATTTTAATTGTTTTGCAATCTCTAATAAATTGCTTTTAGTTCTAGTAAGAATTAACCATTTACCTTTGGTAAGATCCACTTGCCCTAAATTACTTATGTACTCTGCATGACCTTCTTCACTTCTTGGCAGGTATTCTTTATGTTTCCTGATGCCTAATATACGATCTACTGCTATTTGAGATTGTCGCTGTACAGCTTTAGATACTCTCCTTGAATATCTTAAAACTTTTTCATTAGCAGGTTCTCTAATAAATCTATTTACATCAGCACCAGCCCAAGCAAATATAGCTTGATCATCATCCCCAGCTAGGTACATATCTTCACATTTTTCTTTTAATTTATCATACAATTTCCATTGTAATGGAGACAAATCTTGAGCTTCATCAATAAAAATAGCTTTAAACTTAGGAATTTTATTAGACTCAACAGCTTGTGTAATTAAATCATTAAAGTCTAACAGATGATTTTTCTTTTTGTATTCTTGTAAGTTTATATAAATGTGTCTTAGTGTAGGCCAATATATTTCTTTTCTATCATGGTCATTAAGATTGTATTCATCTTCAATACTTATATTTTTATTAATAGCTTTACCTATCATTTGAAAATAAGGATTGTTACAAGTTAAAAAATGAGTTTGCTCATCATTATACTTGTCACTAAAACTAACTCTCACATTTAACATCTTACCTAAATCTTCATAGTGATGAGGTTGAATAATATCTTCTTCAGTTTTATTTAACAAATGAAAACAAAATGCATGAAGTGTTTGAAAGTATGGAACTTCTTTTTCTTCTACACCAATTCTTTTCCTAGCTTCAATGGCAGCCTTCTTAGTAAAAGCAAAGTAACCTATCTTATGATAAGGTGTACCTGTTCTAACATAGGCATTAACTCTACGAATTAATCTAAAAGTTTTACCTGTCCCTGGAGGACCATATATTTTAATTGGTTTTTTCATCAGGTCTTTCAAATATATCTGTTAAACTACCTTTGAATCCAAAACTACCATGATGAGTTGTTTCTCCATCTACTACAGCATAAAATTTAAAACCTGCAGCTGTAGCAATATTAGAAAAATGTGTATCTTCTCCCCACCAGTGACCTGACTGTTGATCAAAAACTGTGTCCCAAAAATTATACAAAAGTTTATTTGCTTCTTCAGATATAATTTCTTTTTGTTTAATTTTTAATTGAGGATGATCATACATTAATTTTTCATATACTTTTTTATGTATCAAAGTTAAACCTGCTGGACCTACTCTAATCTCAGTCAATCCTTTGTTATCTATTTGAATATCTGTAGGATCTTTAAATTGCACTGAATATTTAACAGAGTTGTCTTGTGTTTTTTTTCTGTAAGGAACACATATCAAATCTTTATTTGCTACAATCATTCTACCTACAACTTTAGCATCAAACTCTACATCTGAATCTACAAACAATTGATAATCCATACCTGATTCTAAAAACATTGCAGTTAAAACATTTCTTCCATACCCAACGTAAGGACATTTAAATGTACTTATAGTAGATTTTATTCCTGCTTTGGTAAACGTATCCATTAATTTTATTAATGATAAACATGTTGATACTTGCATGGTGTCATATGTAGGCATGCATACAAATACACTTGGTATTTTTTTCTTCGTCATACTATGTACTCCTTATCTTCTATTGTTATTTTTTCGTCTGGTATTTCTTCTTTCATTAAATCAGTAGCAGGCATTTTTATACACCTGACTGGAGGAAATGACTTTTCATTTTCTCCCTTAGGAAATCTTTTTTGAGCACCAAACTCTCCTTTAAAATATGTTTTAACTAGAGTAGCAGTCCTTGGTCTATCCTGTGTCCATTCATTTCTTTTTATCTCTTCATAAAATTTATCATAATCAAAGTAATAATATTCATCTTCTTTTAATACTGCCCCACTTTTAAATGAAGCATATGTTTTTGCCTCTGGTCCGTTAACATAATCCTCTAAATATTTCTTTAACATCTCAATCGGATTAGTACCAGTAGGTGGTTTAATATCCTCTTTAGTAGCCCATAGAGCGTCCAGGATAGGCTGGTATTCATTATTCTTAATAATGGGAGGGAATATTGACGTTTGGTCTGCTATGAGCGCTCTCATCTCTTTCATTTCAGCTATCTTTTTTATATGTTTTGCATGTATTTGAACCACTTTGCTATCAGATAGTTCTACATTAAAAAAATATTCTGGATCAGGTTTGTAAGCTATCCTAATTAAACCTGATATCTGAGGCCAACTACTTTCTTGGTGACTACCAATACCAAATTTTCTACGTAGGCAAGTTCCTTTTGCACAATAAGAAGAGATAGGTAAGTCATGACAGGTATGTCCAGCTGTATCTTTGTCCCAACTTTTTATTTTTTGATTTACTTTGTCATCACCCCACACTTCATCATACTTAATAAACTCTCTTGCAGCATTTAAAACTTTTTTACCCCACTCATCTTTAAATTTTTTCTTAGCGAACACCATGTAGTTAAATAAAAATCTATCTCTCTCATCTTTTAATTTGTTCCCTGATTCCTGAACCTGTTTGCATATCATCTGTAAACATGGAGGACCATCTAATAAATCATCAGGTCCACCTGTTAATATTTCTTTTACTTTTTTATCAGATACTTCTTTTAATGATTCTTTTGTTTGCAAATTATCTTTGACTACATTTAAAAAATCTTCAAACTCTAATTCTTTTCCATCAGGTAATAATGCTTTACGTTCTTTCTTTTTAAAATAAGGTAAGTTAATAAATGAACCAGAGGTTCTTACGTTGTCTTGGTTCATACCTAGTTGTGTTTGTTTAGGAAATATTTCTGTCTTAGATGATAGCCCAAATAAGAATAATAAGTTTTGTAAAAATTCTCTGATTAAAGTTGCAGGTACTTTTTCTTTTGTAAAAACATAAATGTGAAGTCCATTACTTTTTGATTTGATTGGTACTACTGGTAGTTGTTTGTCTTGAATTACTTTTAAATAATGTCCAATATCAAAACTAGAATAGTCAGAGGGATCAATATCAATTGCACCAAAGCTAGCCATACCATTATCATCACAGGCTTGTACACCTATTGCACGTTTACCATCTAAGTGATCTT